CTTTTCTGTTTTCACCGCAACAAGAAAGCACAAGTCATGACTAAGGCTGGACAGGGTCGCACAAGGGCGCTAAAGGCCGTACCAGAGGCGAACAGGGATGAACAGGGAATTGCTCTGGAGTCCAAGCGTCTAATTGGCTCAGATCGCCCTAGAATTCACTCTGCGCTTAACGATTTACCGTCCAGAGGCCAAGAAGTCATTGACTTTGCGGAGTCGATAGGCGTAAAACTTATGCCTTGGCAAAAATTCGTGTTTTTAAATGCTTTAAAAATTAAGCCTGACGGGCGCTGGAAACACCCGGTGGTCGTGATCGTTGCAGCCCGGCAAAACGGTAAATCAACAATTATGGAAATGTCGATCCTTGCCAGAATGTTTTTGTGGAAAGAACCTTTGCAGCTGGGCAGCGCACACGTACTCACAACCTCACTTGAGACATTTCGGCACATTGTCAATCTGATCGAGAGCAATAAGAAGCTTGCATTGCAGGTCAAGAAAATCCGCTGGGCGCATGGGTCAGAGGAGATCGAGTTAAAGTCTGGCGCTCGCTATGTGGTCAAGGCCGCCAACGCAGCTGCTCGCGGTTTCGCAAAACCTGAGACGGTGTATATGGACGAGACGCGACAACTTAAAGACACTGAGGCTTGGTCTGCTATGCGGTACACAATGATGGCTGCAAAAAATCCTCAGCTTTGGACGTTTTCAAATGCCGGTGATCAACACAGCTTAATCCTCAACCAGCTGCGTGATCGAGGCCAAGCAAGTGCGGCTGGATCTGAGGACGATATTGCGTACTTTGAATGGTCTGCATATTCGGACAAGATTACTGACGAAAAAAATTGGGTCGCTAGCAATCCTGCACTTGGACACACTATTCATGCCGACAATATCCGCGCGGTCTTAAATGATCCGCCTGACGTTGTCCAAACCGAGGTATTGTGTAGGTGGGTCAACACAATTTCTGGAGCTATACCGGCTAAAGAGTGGAATGAGTGTGGCGGCGCTGAAGTACATCTCGACGTGGAGAAGGTGACTTGGTTTGGCCTTGATAGTTCGCCGGATCGCAGAGATTGTGCGTTAGTTGCCGCTCAGAAAAATCCTGACGATACTTTCAATATCAAGCTGCTGCACACTTGGCACAATCCGATTTCGCTCGACGATAAAGCGATCGCAAATGACATTGCGCCTTATGCTCGCAAATATCCTGTCGAATATGTGGCCTTTAGCAAGCGGACAAGCTCTGCAATAGCTGCTCGCCTTGCACCTGCTGGAATTCCAGTAATCGACATTGACGGCGCCTTGTACGGACAATCGTGCGACGAGCTTCTCGGAGCGATTACCTCAAAACGCCTTCTGCATGGAAAACAGGCAGAATTATCCAAGCAGATACTATCGGCCGTTAGATTACCAATGGGCGACGGCGGCTGGATTATCGGACGGCGCGCCTCAAGCGTTGCGGTCTGCGCAGCTGTGGCCTCAGCTCTCGCGACTCACTTTGCGACACGCCCTGAAATGGAGATCGACATTTTCTCAGCCTAGGTGTAAAGGCCGCCTTTACAATTTGCCACATGGGTCTATTTTCGCGCACAGTTACGACACAAGCGCCTGAGGCGACGTCTGACATTGAGGCGTCACTTGCGCCAGTAAATGTCACTAGCTCTCTTTATAATATTTACGGCGTTGCCGGTATTACAGCTTCACGCGTTGAATTTATGTCAGTGCCAACTTGCGCTCGCGCGCGAAACATTATTGCGTCAAGCGTGGCCAGCATTCCATTGAAAGTGCGAACAAGAGCAGACGGTGCGCGCGTTGAGTCACCGCCAAAAGTAATTAACCAACCAGATCCGCGAGTGCCAGGATTTGCAACTTACGCATGGCTTGCCGAGGACATTTTGTTATACGGCTATGGCTACATGCGCATTTTGGAAATCTACGCGGACACGTACAGAATTCGCAGCGCAGAACGTATCGACCCAACACGCGTGACAATTAAAACAAATGCAATGGGAACAGAGATCGAGTATTACTGCGTTGACTCAATACCAGTTCCAAATGAAGGTGTTGGCGCTTTGGCGGTTTTCTACGGCGTCGACGAGGGCATTCTTAATCGTGCCGGTCGAACAATTAAAGCTGGAGCAGAATTAGAACGCGCTGCAACTATGTACGCGCGTGAACCTGTTCCAACAATGGTTTTGAAATCTAACGGCACAGCATTGCCAGCAGATCGCATTGCAAAGTTGCTTGAGTCTTGGGGCGTTGCTCGTCGCAATCGCTCAACGGCTTTTCTAAATGCAGATGTTGAATTACAAACTCTTGGCTTCGACCCTGAAAAATTACAGCTAAATCAAGCCCGTTCTTATGTATCGACCGAATTGGCCAGAGTTACCGGCATTCCTGCTTATTACGTTGACGCTGAGTCTGGATCAAGCATGACTTACAGCAACGCAACTTTGGCGCGTCAATCTTTGCTGGACTTTTCACTTCGTCCAATCATGGCGGCGATCGAGGAGCGATTGTCAATGACAGGAATGCCAAATGACTTTGTACCAGCAAGCCAAGAAGTTAAATTTGATTTGGACGATTACTTGCGCGGATCTGCAAAAGAACGCGCAGACGTGTACAAAATTCTTTACGACATTGGGGCTTTGACTTCAGATGAAATCCGACTAGAGGAAGAAATGATCAGATGACATACAGCATACAAAAACCAATCAAAATGGACTTTTCAATTAAAGTCGAAGCGACGGATTTTCCAAAGCGTGAATTGTCTGGTCGCATTGTCACATGGAATGAAGAGGGCGTAACTAGCTCTGGATCAACCATGTTTCAAAAAGGGTCAATCACTTTTAGCGACTCAACAAAACTTTTGCTTGAGCACCGCCGCGAAGCGCCAATCGGATTTCTTAAAAGCTACGAGGAGGACGACGAGGGAATTTACGCGACGTTTTCTATCGGCAACACCACTGCTGGATCTGACGCGCTAGTTGAGGCGTCAACTGGTCTGCGTGACGGTTTTAGCGTCGGCGTTATCGCACAAAAATACAAAAACGTTGACGGCGTTTTAGTGGTCAGCGCAAGTGCGCTCAAAGAAGTTTCACTTGTCACCGATCCAGCCATTGCCAGCGCAAAGGTCGCGATCGCAGCTAGTGAGAACAATAATTCTGAGTCCGAATTGGAAGCAGATGAACAACCAACCGAAGGAGACAAGCAAGTGGAAACACCTACAGCCGTTCCAGAAGTCGCAGCCGATACGGTTGAGGCTTCCAAGGTAGAAAAGGTCGAGGCTTCTCGTCCGCTCTACTTCTCATCACCACGCTCACCAATTACAACTGGCGGTTCATACCTTGAGCACACAATCAAGGCTGGCCTTGGCAACGAGGACTCTCGCCAATACATCAAAGCAGCAGACGACAGCTTCACAACAAATCCAGCGTTTTCGCCGGTGTCTTATGTTCGCGACGTAGCAACAAACACAAATGCTGACCGTCCAGTAATCGAAGCTTGCGGCGGTACACGTCCGCTTAATAGCTACGGAATGACAGTATCTATTCCAAAAATCACTGCTAACTCAACAGCTGCGACAGTTGCTGAAGGTGGAGATCCAACAGGTACAACTGCGATCACTTCTGCATACGTAAATGCGACAGTAATTAAAAAGGCCGGTTTCCAACGCTATTCTGTGGAATTGCTTGACCGGTCAGATCCAAGCTTCTATGAAATCATGCTCCAAAATCTCCGCGACGCCTATGCTCAAGCAACTGACCAATATGTAATTGCACAAATTACAGCTGGCGGTACACAGGCAACAGCAACAGCAGCAGACTCAGCTGGTTTGATTTCATTCGTATCAACAGAGTCACCAGCTGTTTACAACGCCACAAAGCGCACAGCAAAGTCATTTGTTTCAGGTACTTCTATTTGGAGCACTTTAATGGGCGCTGTGGATACAACTGGACGTCCAATTTACAACGCTGGAAATCCTATGAACAACGCTGGATCTGCAACACCAACCAGCATTCGCGGAAACGTTCTTGGCCTTGACTACTATGTTGACCCAAACATGGTTGCAACTTCAATCGACGAGTCAGCATTCATTATCGACCCACGCTCAATCGAGATTTTTGAGTCACCTGCACTTCAGTTGGCAACAAATGTTCCAACAACAGGCGAAATCGAAATCATGCTCTACGGTTACATTGCAGCTCAGGCAACCTTCGCCGGTGGTCTGCGCCGTTTCAATCTAACCTAATTCACCTAATCATGGCCTAGGTGCGCTCCCGTATCTAGGCCAGCAGTTCACGAAAGGACAGAGATGCCTAGCATTATTACAGCCTCACAGCTTCGCACAGTGTTAGGCGTCTCTGTTTCTTTATATTCTGA